TCACGGAAGCCGCATTCATGCCAGTTGTCCATGTAAAGGTTTTCGCCCCTTTCCCACCACGGGTAATCAACGCGGTAATCGCGCAATTCAACACCGTGCTGCTGCCGGAAATAACTCATGACCAGCCCCCAACAGTCCGTATGCCCCAGTACAAACTGGCGCCCTACTAACGGCAAATCTCCACGCGGTATAACCGTGCGCAAATCCCCTTCAGGCCAACTGACAATCACCCAGGGAAGCTCTAACGCGTCACACTGTGCCTTATCCAGTTCACTCGGCTGCGTGGTGGCATCAGGGTGGCTATGCACAATCATTGTGACTGTGCCCCACTCCGATGCGGTTACGTAGCCTTCTGGCGCCAGGTGAAATTGTTCAGTAGGGTTTTCAGCCAGGTTACGGCATGGGAAGTAACGCTCAACGCGAGATTTTTGCGCCACTATGCCGCAACACTCGCGCGGATACTCAGTCTCAGCATGCGCCATAATGGCCGCTATGGTTTTTTCTTTCATATCTCCCCCTACTGCCGGATTAATGAGGCACCGGGGAACCCACCGAACGGCAACGGTTCGTTCTCGCCAAAACGTTTTTGGCAATCGCTCAGTAGCCCGCCGCAACGGTCCTTGCTGGGGTCATCAACCGGGTTTCCCTTGTCGTCAAAGTATCGGGTACCGGCATAATCGCAGCCTTTACCTGTGCGGTACCAGCCACGCGAGCACCAGGTACATAAACTGTGAATTTGCCGGGTCGGGATACGTAGGCCTCGTAGGTCAGCAGGACTGGACAATTCGAACTCAACCGACTCATCGCTTTCCGTTACCTTGCGATCAATGTAGAAGACCTGCAGCTTTTCCTGCACCGGATCAGCTGTAGGGTTACCCTCTGGAAAATTACGGGCGTCGAGATAGTGTACCAATGTATCGTGGATCAGCACTTTAGCCTGCGCCATGTCCTCGAACTGGAGGCAAAGCGCGGTGATCAGCCCATCAAGGTTAGCAACCGTTAACTTTGGCTCAGTGCTCTGGCTGTCTGAGGATATTTCCAGTCCCTCAACGGTAAACGGCCACGGCCCGTACTCCTTGCCCCGCCACCAGATCGATTTTGCAGGTAGCTTCGTTTCGTCTCCGCCTGCTGCAGCCAGTTCTTCCGGCGTATAGGGCAGCGTGTCACTATGAAAGCGCAGAATATCAGCACCGAACTTTGTCCCGTCCACTTCAACAAGGCGAACGCGATTGCCCGGCTCCAACTTCTGCAGGTCTGTATTCAGCATGATTAATCTCGGTTAAACGTGGAAGGCCTCGGTAAACGTGGCCGTCAGTGAATAGTTATCGCCGCCCATTGCAATAGGCTTATAGCCTTCGCAGCGGTAGAGGCCGGGAACGTTGGTCGGTGGTGTCCATTGAAAAGATCTCACCCCGTAATGATTTTCGAGAAAGGCGATAATAGGCGTGATGTAGTCATACTTGCCGATAAAAGTCAGGTCCCAGGAACGAATGATCGGGTTAATACCGTCGCCTGAAACCTGCATATAACCATCGCCGAACTGCGCTTTCCTTATACGAAATCGGGTGTCACCGGCAGCATTAACACGCGCCGGATAGTTAAATATCTGAATGGCCATTACATCCCCTTAATTGCTTTCCAGATCGGCTGACCTGGCTTCAGGTTCCGGTTGATGACCTTTTGACTTTCCTGTGCAGCAATATTCCCTATCTGTTTGCCGAAATCCTCCCAACCAGGAGTAGCCTGGGAGCTGACATTACCGCTACTTTCAATTGTGATGTAAACATTTGGGGCGGCAGCAGTCTGTTGCGATGCCCCCATAGCTCGGACACCTAGCGAACCATCCGCACCACGCTTGAGCGGCATGATAGCTTCTGGCCCGGCCTCCCCCATCAAGCCAGCACCTTTGGCAAACGCAAACGTTGTGGGTTGGCTGACCACCTGACCGCTGTAGGAACTCAGGGACGGCGACGAGTAAACACCGCCTTTGGCGTTAGCGAACATCGGTACCTGCCCCGGGTCATTACCGCCAGGTGAGAAGAAACTCATGCCAGCTTTCAGCGCGTTGAACATCGCCATCTTGATCATCATGCTGGCAAGGTCAGTCAGGACGGATTTGGAGAAATCACCAAAGCTGGCTTTGGCTGTGGTAGCAAAGTTGGTCAGCATGCCCGCCATGCCGTCAAACATCCTGCCGGTCGCATCTTTAACCTGCCCATAAACGTTACCGGCATCAGATGACCAGTCCATCATTCCCTTTTTCAGCCCTGCGGTGTAATCACCCTCGATAGCCGCTTTTTCCTGTGCGGCATTGCGGACGATATCAAGCTGCCTCTGCTGCTCACTGGCAAGAATGGCCGTCTGTTGAGTGTACTGTTCGGACGATTTGTCCGTCACTTCCTTGTCAAGCTGCAAGCGGTGTTGCTGGAACGACTGCCTGATTTTCTGCTCAGCCACCATCTGATCATAGGCGTCAGTTGACATGGTCATCTGCGCATTACGGTTGGCGTACTCCTGCTGTTTCGCAGCCGTTTCCATCACCAGGCTACGGGTTTGTTCCAACAGTTTTTTGCCAATCTCACGTTCACGGTTTGCCTTTTCCAGCGCCACATTTTCGGTTAATTGCGCCCTGATCTGGTCTTGCATGGACAAAAGGCTTTTTTGACCGGTGGTTAGTTTCTTACCCTGAAGCCCTGCAATCTCCTGATCGAAGGCCACCAGCTTTTTCTGCGATTCGGTCAGTTTGTCGGTATCTTGCGCCTGTGCGCGCAATACAGAAGATTGTTGCTGCAACTGTTGCAGACGTCTTACGCCTTCACTATCGCTATATGCAGCCCCTTTGGACTTTTCTCCATACTGCTTGTTAATGCCCTTCAACGCCTGCGCATATTCGTCTGCCGTCAGTTTTCCGGCCTTAAACTGCGCCGATACAATACCCGTTAAGCGGGCCTGTTCCTTTTTAGGATCAGCACCAGCCTTAATAGCGGCGGAGACTTCATTCTGTAACTTTAACTCTTTCCGGGCGGCTTCCTGTTCTTGTTGCCGCCGCTTGTACAGCTCTTCGTTGGTTTTCTTCACCTCGTTAGCGGTATCGTTGCTGATATCCAGCTTAACGCCCTGTGCCAGGGCCTGCGCCTGGCCGGTTTTCATCTGCGCCTGACCGATGATATCGAACGCGGACGCCACTTCATTTTTCAGCGACTTCCAGATAGACGCCAATCCGCCGACGCTGTTCTCCTGCTCGGTGACTTTGGCTTTCACATCATCAAGGTATTTCTGCTGAAGTAGCGCCGTCGCTTCACTGGTTTTCCCCTGCCGGGACAGCGTGGCGATATGATCGATAAACGTGGTGTTGAGCTGAACGCCCTGATTAGTCAATGCCTCCATTGCCTTTAGAGGTTCACCGCTCAGGCTTGATAGCGTCGAAACAAGATCATCAGATGACATACCCAGCTCGTTCATACGGGTGCCGGTTTCAGCTATTTCCGACAGCATATTGCCACCAAATCCAGCGCCGGCGGCGCTGGTGACAGCCTTAACCGCATTCTCTGTGCCGCCGAGCGTCATCATCAGCATGCGCAGATCATTCACCGTCATAATGGCCTGAAGCCCTGACTTTTGAAGCGCTACGGTATATGCCTTGGTCTCTGCCTCCCCTTTTTGAAACGCGGTATACAATGCCGTGGCACCGGCAACCGCCGCCATGATGCTTAAGCCTACCGGGCCACCCAGCAGGGCCAGAGCGCTTTTCATCAAGTTAGTGCTTACCGCTGCCGCGCGCGCCGTAAAGGAAACTTCCTTGTTGGCCACGCTGATTTGGTTCAGGGAGGAAAGCAGGTTAGTTTTGCCTTGGGACTCAGCAATATCCGCCGCTAGCACCGCTTTTGATGCCTGCGCCATTTTTTCCTTGGCGCTGACCTCAGCAAGATTAGCCTCGCGCACCTGGCGGTGAATGTCGGCATACTCTTTTTGATAGCTGACCGAAAGGCCGTAGAGCTGGTTCTCCTGATTTTTAGCCGCATAGAAGCGCGCCATTTCCTGCGCCTGCTCGCGGGAGGCTTGCGCCTGTTCACGGGTACGCTTAGCCGCGTCGAACTGCGCCTGAGCCTGCTGGCGTGCAGATTGTGCCTGTTCAATCTGTCCCTGCGACGCCTTGTTAAACTCAAGGGCAGCAGCCTTCGCTGCTTCGCGTTGGGCCTCCCAGCCACTTGTCAGCCCCTTAAAGCCGATGAAGGTGCGGTCGAGCGTCGGGATTAATGTATTGGCCAGCGTGCTAACCGCGATGTTACTCCCACCGGCCAGGCCGCTGATCACACTTCGCAGCCCTTCGAAGCCGCCCTGACTGGCGCTGAGCGCACCACTCAAAGAGTTAAGCTGACCGCCGGTGCGCTTCGCCTGATTGCCTATCTGGGTCAGCGCTTCAGTGGTTTTCTGGCTTTCCTGCTGCGCCTTGCCCGTAAAGTTTTTTGACGCGGTTTCTGCCGTTCTGAATGAATCGACAATTTGAGATTTAAAACTGGCGGAATTCAGGTGAAGCGCTACCGCCAGAGTAGCTACATCGGCCATTACATGAGCGCTCGCATAACGGCAGCACACTGTTCATCAACATCAGATGCGACAGGGGCTGACAGATTGACAGGGGGCGGGATAGCAGTATCGGACGTTGCCTTATCCACCAGCGAATAGAATGCCTCCCAGTGCTGGATAATAGAGGCCGGGAGGGCTGCAATTTTTCTGACGTCAGGCTCACCGAAGCGATCGGCCAACTGATAGATCAGCCATAGCCACGGTGAGTGGGTCAGTTTTTTTCGGCTTCCTCCAGCGTGCCGTAGCTGTGGCTCTGGATAGCGCGGATTGCATCAAATAACGCCGCGTTATCATGAGCTGCCAGCAGTTCCGCCGGTGAAGGCAAATCAGATGCAGGTACTGATTTACCCTGTTCGTCAACCAGTGCACAGAGGATCAACTGAGCGCCAAGCAGTGTTGCTGCCTTTTGGTCACTCTCTAACTGTGCCTTTCCAAGCCCTTCGTCGTAATCCATCAGTTCACATACCGTCAGGCGGCGAATATGTACCGGCACGCCAAACAGCGTGTGCGGCACCGCCGTATTGGTGGGTTGAAGCAGAGCGGTCTTGAGGTTGATTTTCTTCTGGGTCATGCCATTTCCTTACTTAATGGTTACGGTTGCGGTAGTGCTGTTGATGGTGTCTGACCGCTCGGCAGACAACACCACGCGATAAGCGCCTGCATCTGCCGCCACAACTGAATTTTTGGTATAGGTGGCAGCGGTGGCACCGCTTATGTCGGAGCCGTTTTTCTGCCATTGGTATTTAACGGGCTTGCCGTTACTGGAGGTAGCCGCAACAGTCAGGGACAAATTGCCCCCGACCGCCAGATCAACGTTCTTCGGCTGGGTAGTCACGCTGATCACACCTTTGGGGCCACAGCACCCCATGTGTTGCTGTTCTGCTTGCCCTGAACCGTAATCTGAATGACTTCACTCGCTGGCGCGGCAATCTCATTCATCTTCCATCCGGACAGCGACAGAATGGAAGTGGAGGTGCGACCGTTTGGCAGTTCAACATAAAACTGCACGGTTTCACGGTTGTCCGCAGCGGTAAGGAACGCAGCAAAATCAGTATTGGATGGGTCGTCGATAAACCCGATTGATTTCTCCGCTCCTTCGGGCAGATCGGAGATAAATTGCTTGGTAGTGTCGATCAGCGTGGTGCAATCCACAAAGCTGCCGGTCTGTCCCATTTCACCTACCGCCTTACAATTAACCAGTGCTTTCATTGCAGTTGGTGCGGCGCCGACAGTGCCCCATTTTACCACTGTGCCAGCAGGCAGCATGGCGTACTCTGGCGAAGTTTTATCAGCCATATTTCCTCTCTTAAATGATTGTGGCAGCGGTCGCTACCGGTTTTCTATGCCGTAGCGGAGTTCTGCCGCCAGGATGCGTAACACGCGGGTTTTGTTGTAATCCAGAGCGGGTCGGATAAACGGATTTCCGACCTGCTTCACCGTGCCAAACTCTTGTGCCAGCGCCTTCATGTGATGCTTTTTGCTGGGACCAACCTTGAAAGTGATTACCGTCAAATAGCGGGCGTCTTTCATACGGCTCGTACTGCGTATTTTTATATCGTCCCGCATGTGTGGCCCGGAATTGCTCTCATCAAAGCCCGCATGTTGCTTCATGTCCTCTAGCACTGGCTCCAGTGCTACCCGCCCAGCATCACGCAGTACCTTGACCGCATCATCCCCCATTGCTTTAAGCTGACGCTCAAGCGCATCAAGGCCCGTAACGTTAATGCTGATCATACGGCGTCCTCCGGGTAGCAGATGATGTAATCGCGTACCAGGCGGTATTGGGTGCTGTTGTTGGTCAGCGTGGTTGCGCCTTGCAACATCGTGCCACGTGTCACCGTCTGAACCGGCCAGCGGCCAATATGTCCGTGCTGAATACCTTCCCAGACTGTGCAGATGGCCTTATCCAGTTCAATCAGGCGGGCGTAATCGTTGATTACGTACAGCGAAATCTGAAAGCGCCCCTGAACCAGCGCGGTGCTGGCCAGCCCGGTATCAAATTTAGGGTCAGTGATTTTCTGATACGTCACCCCCTCCTGTTCAGGGTCGGGCAACAACAGCGGGTATGCCGGCAGGCTGGTTAACGCCTCCAGCGCCGCTTTGATGTCATACTCGATCATGACGAATATCTGCCTCCGCCGTAATTAACAGTCGGTCTGACTGCGAGCGGTCCGGTGCGCGAACGGTAAAGGTTCGCTTTTGAAAAACCACCTGCCAGTCAACGGTAATTTCATCACGCGGGCGCAGCGTGAACAGCATGGTTTCCACCACTTGACCTTGCTCACCTGTCCGAATTTTGCGGTTAGAAATCGGCTCGGCATCCGCCCAGACCTCTTTCACAAACTCGAAGGATTTCACCGGCGAACCGGTTTGCTCATCGCGAATAGTGACAGGGCGAAAAAGCCCGATGCGAAAACGAAGCTGCCCAGCGCGTAATGATTTCATAGCCCGTAAATCCGATAAGGTTGAAGTAGAGACTCGACGGCCAACGGCAATTTGGATGCTGATGCGCCGACTACAGCGGCCTCCCGGTTGGCATACCAATGCCCGATACAGAGCAGCATGGCTGTACGAACGTCATCATCCAGCAAAAGCCGATCTTCGTCGTCCTCATAGCCAGGGTCTGACTTACTGGCGTAGAGGGTGCGACGGGTATACATCTCAACATGCTTTTTCGCAGCACCAATGAATACGCCAATCAGCTTGTCGTCCACACTGAAATCAAGCTCCAGCCGGCAATGCTCTTTCACCAATTCCAGCTCTAACATGGCTCACCTTACTTTTTGGTTTTCTTGCCTGCTTCTGGCTGCTCTGGCTGCTCTGGCTGCTCTGGCTGCTCTGGCTGCTCTGGCTGCTCTGGCTGCTCTGGCTGCTCTGGCTGCTCTGGCTGCTCTGGCTGCTCTGG